GCCCGACTCGCGAAGACGCTGAAAGGGTTCCACTGATGGCGTGGCCCAAGAAAAATCCCGCTATGCCGACGCCGGTGAGCGGGTTGTTCACGTCGCGCAAGCCCGGAGCGCCCGTGAAGACGCCGATGCTCGGCACTGGCGCGGCGCGGTTCGCCGCCTCGCAACTCCGCATGGATTCGCTCCCCAAGAAAAAGAAAGGCGGTCTCTGATGGCCTCGAAATGGGTCGGGCAGCAAAGCAACCCGAAGACGTTCGGGAACAGTACCAAGCCGAGTTCGCCCGTGAAGCAGAAGGACGGCGCGTAACGTGGCGCAGACCTCGGGCATCCTGCCGGCGCTCTACGACAACGTGAAGAAGACGGGCAGCAAGCGCAAGCCGAAGCACAAGTAGATGGCGCAAGCGCGGACTGCGTTCGACATTCCGCTCACGACGGATCAGCGCCAGGCGCTCGCCAACTGGCTCCAGACCGAGCTCTACAACGCCCTGGCCGCGCGCAGCGCGCTCGAGCCCGAGGTCGATTACTGGCATCAACTCTACGAACAAGCCCGGACCCGCAGTCAAGACAACCTCCCCTGGCCCGACGCCGCCGACCTCACGAGTTATATCCCCTGCGAAAAAGTCGATAGCATCCACGCGCGCATCATGCGGACGGTCTGGGTCAATCCGCTCTGGACCGTCGAAGGGTGGGGCGAGACGGCGGATCGCGCGCCGTTCGTGGAAGAGTTCCACCAGTTCAAAGCCGAAGAGGAACGGTTGCAGTCGGTGCTGGACAAGTGGGCGCTCATGGCGCTGATCGAGCCGCGTGGGTTGCTCGAAGTCTACGAATCGAGCGAGCGGCGGCCGACGCGGAAGCAGATCCAGGCGAAGCCCAAGACGACGCCAGACGGCGGGATCCTCTTCGACGAGAAGGGGATGCCCCAACTCGAACAGGACGCCAACGGCGCGTATACGGAAGCGAAGGGCAACGAGGTGGCCGTCACGACGGTCATCGACAGCAGCGATGTCGTCCGGTCCGGGCCGCAGTACCGCGTGATTCCGTATCGCGACAGTCTGATCCTGCCAGGGCACGCGCGAGACAAAGACGAAGTGTGGGGCTACGCGAAACGGATCTTCCCCCAACTGCGCGATCTGAAAGCGCGGGCGGCCGATGGCGTGTATGACGTGGACGCCGTGGGGCGGTTGACCGAGGTCGGGGACAAAGAGCCCGATGCGGCGCTGCAACGCTCCGGGATGGGCGTGGCGCCGCAACAGCGCGAGACGGCCGAGAAAGAACTGTGGGAAGGCTTGATCCTCTGTGATGTCAACAGCATCCTCGACAGCCGCGGGCAGGATCCGATCAGAGGCGTGAAGGCCGGCGCGCGCTGGTACCTCGTCACGATTCACCAACGCAGCGGCGTGCTCCTGCGGTGGAATCACGACGACTTCGAGCGGAGTCGCTATGTCCCGTTGATGCTGTTTCCGCGCCCAGATCGCGCCACGGAAGGCTATTCGTTCATCGGCCACAAACTGGTCACGACGATCGAAGAACATACCGCGTATCGCAACATGGGCGCGGACGCCACGTCCAAAGCGGTCAATAAGCCGATTCTCAAATTGCAGGGCGCGCTCTGGGACGAAGACGAACAGCCCTGGGGGCCGAAAGCCGTGATTACGGTCCGCAGTCCCCAAGAGATCAGCGAAGTGCAAGTCTCGGATGCGCCCGCGAGCGTGTACGCCAACATCGATCGGTGCGAACGCACGGCGGATCGCCTGTCAGGTGTGAATGACATTGCGAGCGGGCAAGTTGTCGCGGGCGACAAAACGCTCGGCGAAATCCAGATGGCGACGGAGCAAGCCTTCGTCCGCATGGATCTCGTGGTCCGGCGCTTTCAAGAGGCGATGGAGGACCTCTGGCAGATTCGCCACGCCATTTGGAAGCGGACGCTCGCGGAACAACCCGAGGGCATTGACGCCCCCGAGAGTGTGCTGATTGGGCTCGAGGGGCGCGGCGTGCCGATCGACCAGTACATGCCGAACGGCAAGATCACGGCCGCGATGCTCGATGGCCCGTTTCGTGGCAAACCGTACGGCTCGGTGCAGAATGCGGACCTCAATCGTCAGCGCAATGATTTTGTCGGGATGATGCAGGCGCTGCCGATGCTGCTGCAAGCGTTCCCTGAGTTGCGCCCACGCTTCGCCAGTCCGCGGGCGGCCTACGCGATGGGGCGGCAATTCTTGCGGGTCTTCAACGTCCAGAACCTACAGGCGTTTCTCGGGTCGCCGAGTCAGGATCTCCAGAGCCAGCAACAAGTCAGCGCACTCCCCCTGCCGTCGTATATTCCGCCCCCCCCGCCCCCGACGCCGCCGCCTGGTCTGATGCCGCCCGGGATACCTGGACAGGGCGGTCCGCCGCCGCAGCCGCATCCAATGGGCGGGCCGCCGCCGATGCCGCCCGGACTCCCGCCGCCTGCGGGGATGTTGCACTGACGTATGGCCGTCGCGCAGCAACCCCGCCGTACTGTGCGGTTCGCGCCACTCGCCTGGGGCCAACCGATCGAGGGGCTGAAATGGGAGAGTGAACGGTGCATCGAACTCCCGTTGGCGGAAGGGCTGATGGGGCTGCATCACCCCGGCCGCGTGCTCGATGCGGGGTGCGCGTGTAACGCGATCATGGAAGTCCCGCCCGTCGCCGAGGTCACGCATCTCACGCAGAACGTCAAGAGCGAGGACCAATACCAACAGACCAATCGACGATACGTCTCGGCGGACCTGCGCGATCTCTCACGGTTTCCTGATCGCCACTTTGACCGGATCGTGTGCATGTCGACGCTCGAGCACATCGGCTGCGACAATTCCGGCTACTTGGCGCCGAAGGAAGACGATCCCGCCTCGGTGACGCGAGCGATCGCCGAACTGTGGCGGGTGTGTGCAGGCCGACTCGTGATCTCGGTGCCGTTCAAGGTGACGCCGTGGCGGCATCCCAAGTGGCACTACGTCACGGATCTGGAGCCGTTCGCCTGTCTCACGAATGCGCCCCGGCTCGAGGTGGCCTACTATCGCCGCGATGCGCGCGCGTGCTGGAGCGGGCCGCACGTCGATCCCGTGGATTGGGTGGTGGACGATTCGGAACAGCCGCATCATGTCCGGCAGATTCTCTGCCTGCTGGCCCATCGATGAGCACCTTTCTCGACGTGGACTTTCTGCGCTCCATGGGTAAAGGGTCCGTGCATACGATGGTACAAACGGTCCTGCAGGCGGGCCAAGTCGCGGTCGATGTCGGGGCGGCCGAAGGTGAGATTTGCGCGACGATGCGCCAGTGTGTGGGACCGACCGGGAAGGTGATCGCGATTGAACCGCGCGTGACGGAGATTCCGACCGCCGACGTGATCCACGGCGTGGCGTGCGGCGATACGCCAGGGACGCGCCCGTTCTATCTCACGAAGCCGCTCTCCGGGTCATCCTGTTACAAAGCGGCGGCGGCCGTGATGCATGCGACGGATCGGACCGATGTCCCGGTGGCGCGTCTGGACGATCTGGTCGAGTACGCGGACCTGGTGAAGATTGACGTGCAGGGCGGCGAGCTCGACGTACTGGAAGGGGCGCCGAAACTCCTGACGGTCTGCCCGGCCTGGATTCTCGAAGTCTGGCCCTATGGCCTCATGGCGGCCGGGGCGAGTATGGAATCCCTCTGGTCCCGGCTCCGCGATGCCGGACTGTTCGTCTACGACGTGGACGGGCGCTTCGTCAGTTGGGAACGGACCGCGCGGTGGGTGCTTGGGCTGCGGACGCCACTCAGTCATGCGAACTGGCTCTGTCGACGCGCATGACCGGGCGCGAGGTACAAGAGGCGTTGCAGGATCTGATCACGTCGCCGGGGTGGCTCTTGTTCAAAGAGCAGGCCCGACAGGAATACGGCGCGTCGGCCTACGGTCGACGGATGCGGCTCGCCGTCGAGGGGCCGGAGCCGTTACTTGCCGTGAAAGTGCTCACGTTAGCGACCGATGAAGTCAACGCGCTTGTGGGGTGGCCGGAGCAGGAATTGAAACGGCTCGGGCCGACGGAGGCGCGGCCGGTGTCCATGTCGCGTGGGGGCCGATGATTCTCAAGCCACTCGGGGATCGCGTGTTGATCAAGCCGACGTTACCGCCGCAGATGAGCGCGGCCGGGCTGCATCTCTCTGAGCATCGGAAACCGGAACAACTGGGGACCGTCGTTTCTCTTGGTGAGAAAGCGACGTTGCAGGGCGTGGCCGTTGGTGATACCGTGCTCTTTTCGTGGCAAAGCGGCCAAGAAATTCTGTTGGACGACGCGCGCGAACGGTATCTGGTGATGCGCGAAGACGATCTCTTATGCGTGATTGGCGCAGGGGTCACGGTGGAAGCGAACGAGTTGATCCTGTGACGATTGAAGAACTGTCGGCCCTACGGCAACAACTCGTAGCGTATCTGCTCAGTAAAGTCACGGCCCAAGACTGGCACGCCGTCCAAGACGCGGCCAGCGATCTGCGCGAAATTGACGCGAAGTTAGAGGTGTTACATGGCTGACGGCGTGAACGTCGAAGATCCTGCGCCACCCGCGCCACCAACGCCGGCCGCTGTCGCGCCGCCGCCCCAGGTGCCAGAACCTCCGGCCGATCCCGATGAAGTCGGGGCGATTGAAGTCCAAGGCGGCAAGCACGTCCCCCTCGAAGCCCTGAAAGCCGCGCGCGCAGAAGCGAGGGCCGCGAAGGATCAGGCCGCCCGTCTGCCGCAACTCGAACAGCAACTCGCCCAAGCTCAAGGCAGTCTGGCGACGTTCCAGCAGATTCAGCAGCAACTCCAACAATCGCGCCCCGCACCAGGCCCCGCCGGCCCCGATCCTGAGCTCGAAGAACTCGCGCGCTCCCTTGACTACTTCAAGCCCGACGGCAGTCCCGACCTCGGTCGGGCCGAGAAGCACGCGGCGATCATTCAACGCCAAGCGACGAAGATTGCGCAGCAGATGGTGGGGCCGCTGCATGAACAGACCGCCCGCACGGCGAGTGCCGCCAACTATCAGGCTGCCGCGAACTTCACCAATCCGCAAGGGCAAAAGCCGAAAGCGGAAACCTTGAACTTGTTGTGGAACAATCTGCCCCCGAGTTACACGGCCGATCCGCGCGTGGCGCAGATGATGCCGATCATCGCCTTGGGGCTCGAAGCGGCGCAAGGGAACGGGAGTAAGCTCCCGCCGGCCCCGCTGCCACCGGCGAACGCCCCGCTCCATACCGAAGGCGCGGGCAATGCGCCGCCGTCTCGGACGGCTCGGATCAGTGATGCGGAGCGGGCCGTGATTGAAGCGCGCGGGATGCCAGAAGACAAGTACGCGAAGCTCACGAAAGACTGGAAACCCGGGCGGGCGACGCAATTGGAAGATTGATGATTGCGCGACACTGGCATTGGGAATTTGTTGCCTATAACGGTCAACCGAATGCCGAGAAAACGGTTTGGGGCGTTTCGGTGACTGTGATCGGTTATGAGAACGAAGCCGATGCCTTGATTGCTGCCCAAGATGTGTTGCATCGCGACCAGTACGGATTACGACGGGTCTGGGAATGTTCGAGTTGCGGATACCAAGAACGGACGGCCGAGACGATGCGCGATCTCGTCCAGGCTGTCAAATAGGGGCACCGATATGGCAGGACTGACCAGAGAACAGCGCGCCGCGAAAGTCGCCGCCGCCAATGTGGGCATCGAAGACCAGCCAGAGGCGTTACGGGTCTCCGTCCTCGAGCGCCGCCTCCAAAACCCGTTTGGGATGCCGGCGGCACCCGTGCGCCTCCGCGACAAGACCATGTTTCCTCGCTGGTTCAACAACTCCCTGCAACACGATCGCTTCTACATCGCGGGCGAAAACGGCTGGAAAGGGGTCAAGCCGGAGGACGTGATCGATCTGAAGCAGATCGGCAGCTACAGTCAATCACCCGAAGGCTGGGTCTGTCGCGGGGAGCGTGGCCAGGAAGTGTTGATGTGCATCGAGCGCGACTTCTGGAACCGCCTCCAACTGGCCAAGACGCGCAAGAATCTCGAACTCATGCGCGACACGACCGGCGAGCAGAATCGCGCGCTCGAAGCCGCGAGCAAGAAATTAGGGCCGCAGGTGGCCGAACAAATGGAAGCGGTCAAACGGGTGATGAACGTCACCGATAACTACGAGCGGATTGAGAAGTTGCCGGAAACTGCGGAGTAACACGTGGTCCTCGCGGATGGCTGTTTCGATCCGATTCACTACGGGCACGTGCAGTACCTCGACGCGGCCGGGCAGTACGGCGCGTTGATGGTGCGCTGTGCCGGTGACGACGCGATTCGGGCGAAAGGGCGCGTGCCGTTTCAATCGCACAGCGAACGATTGCAGACGATTCGCCGGATACGCCCCGTGCAGTTCGTGTGTACGGCGCCCACGCTCGCGGATGCCGTGCGCGATCATCGCCCGACGCATCTGATCAAGGGGAAAGACTGGATCGATCAGTTGCCGGAGGATGTGGTGCAGGCGTGTATGGAGACGGGGACGCAGATCGTCTTTGTGGAGACGCAGGCGAAGAGCAGCCGGGAGCGGTTGGAGTTCTTGGGATGATCACCAAGGGCGAAGTCTACACGTCGGTTCCGATCCATGCCGATGATTATTGGGCGCAGAATCTCGCGGCGTTTGAATCGTTCGTCCTCTCCCAGCGCCCAGCGTCCAAGCCCTGGGAGCCCGTCACCGATTACAGCTTCGAAGGACGCAAGCAGATCGAAGGCATTCATCCACAGTTAATCAAGGATGTCTTCGTCTCCAACGAGAGTGATCGCGTCCTCGATGTCGGCTGCGGACCGGGGCATCTCGTGAGAATGCTGAGAGACATCGATGTAGACTGTTATGGCGTGGACCGTGAAACCTCTTGGCCGTTGCCGGTGACGTTGCGAGGTGACATCATCGAGCGATTGGACATCGTTGTGGGTCGCGCCGCTCGGCGGGCTCAGTTAGTGATTTGCCGAGAAGTGCTCGAACATCTCACGTTGCGCCAGATTCGGCAGGCGGTAACGAATCTCTGTCACAGTTCGCTGACGTTCGTGTATGTGACCACGCGCTTTTCCTCCGAACACGATCTCTTGCGTGTCGAGACGCATGATGATCTCGATCCGACGCATATCACGCTGCCCTCGAAGGATCTGATCCGCGTGTTGTTCGTGCTCGAAGGCTTCAGGCGGCGTGCCGACCTGGAAGAAAAGATGGACTGGCAGCAGAAGCATCGCGTGTTGGTCTACGAGCGCGCCGTATGATTGACGCCATAGTCTCGTACCATACGAAAGCTGACGTGTGCGGAGTAACCAAGTTCAATCAGCAACTCGCCGCGAAACTCAGTGTCCCACATTACGGTCTCTTTGCGTCTGGTCAGGCCACGCATCCATTGCTGTCGCTCAAAGCCTCTGAACTCAGTCCATTGTCGATCTCACTCTTGAAAACCATGCACGTGTCCGGGGGGTTCTCCGTCCTCTGGCACGATGCCGGCATTCCTGAAGTGAGCGCGAAGGCGGAGCAGGTCTGGTACGCGAAGGATCTGGGGTGCCCGTCTACGCTGCGAGGGAAAGCGGACCGGCCAGGGGTGACGGTGCTCACATTTGGTTTTGCCCACAAGTTCCAAGTGACGCACTTCGAGCGACTGCGCGACGTGCTCGACCGCCTGCACGCGCCGTATACGGTCTGTGTCTCCACCGGGATTCACGAGGGGCATCCCTGGGACGTGACGACGGCAGAGAACGAAACGTTGATGCGCGGCGTGTTCGGGGACCATCTGCGCTACCTCGGCTTTCTCGCTGACGACGCCTTGGCGAAAGAAATCCGCGAGGCCCACATGATCGCGTTGTTCTACCATCCGGCCGTCCGCGCGAACAATACGACCCTCTGGGCCGCGCTCGAGGCGGGGACGCCGGTGATTACGAACTTGGACGCGGACTCGCCAGTGGAGCTCCTGCATGCGACCAGCGTCTTCGATCTTGCCCAGTTGACGGAGTGGCCGGATGCCGCGCAGTGTCGCGAAGTCCGCGCGGGCGGCCTCAAGGCGGCGTCGGTCTACAGTTGGGACCGCGTGATCCAGATTCTGCAGCAGACGACGGTCCATGTCTGAATTGATTCTCAATGGGCACCGGATCGCGGACGATGCCCCAGCGTATCTCGTGGCCGAACTTGGGCACAACCATGCCGGATCGGTCGAGACCGCCGCCAGTCTGATCCGGATGGCGACGGCCTGCGGGGCGAACGCGGTGAAACTCCAGAAGCGGGACAACGCCACGCTGTATACCCCAGCTATGCGCGCGCAGCCGTACGCCCACACGCACAGCTTCGGCGCGACCTACGGGGCCCATCGGGATGCGTTGGAACTCAATGAAGCGCAGTACGTGAGCTTGCGGTGTGTGGCGAAAAGCGCGGGCGTCGATTTCTTCGCGACGGCCTTCGATGAAGCGAGCGCCGAGTGCTTGATGCGCGTCGGCGTGCCGGCAATTAAGATCGCCAGTGGCGGCTTGACGGATTCCACGCTGTTGCGGCACGTGGCCGGGTTGGGGGTGCCCGTCATTCTGTCGACAGGTGGCGGCGGGGCCGACGATATTGATCGCGCCGTGAATCTCATCGCGCCGCATGTGCCGTTGGCGCTCTTGCACTGCACGGCGGCGTATCCGGTCCGCGACTTCGGCGAACTGAATTTGCGGTGCATCGTCACGCTGAAACAGCGGTATCCCGAGTTGGTGATTGGCTGGTCGGGCCATGACTCAGGGATCGCGATGGCGATGGTGGCCTATGCCTTCGGCGCCCGGATCATCGAAAAGCATTTCACGAGCAATCGCGCGAACAAAGGGACCGACCATGCGTTCTCGATTGAGCCATCCGGATTGCGGAAACTGCGCCGGGATCTCGACCGGGCGCATCAGGCCCTCGGTGATGGGGTGAAGAAATTCTATCCCAGTGAGTACGCACCGATCTCGAAGATGCGCCGCTGGCTCGTGGACGGGAAATGGCAAATCGGCACCCAAGCCGAACAGGAGTCAGGAGTGCGCGTGTGATCCCAGAACGATTCGAGCCGCGCGAGCTCGGGCCGAAGACGTGGGGCCAGGAACTGCTGATCGCCGAGACGAAGGACTACATCGGCAAGATCCTGACGATGCGCGCCGGCAGTCAAGGCCCGATGCAGTATCACGTCAGGAAAGATGAAACCTTTCATCTGGTGTCTGGCCGAGCCACGGTGCGCTGGAAAGACGCGGATGGGGCCATTGCGGAAGTGCCGATGCGACCTGGCGAGAGCTATCACATTGCGCCAGGCGTGATCCATCAGGTGCTTGCCGACACCGAGTGTGTGTTCTTCGAGGCGAGCACGCCCGTCTTCGACGATCGGGTGCCGGCGTGACGATTGTCGCGCTGATTCCGGCGCGGGCCGGCTCGAAACGCTGTCCAGGGAAAAACACGCGCCTCTTGGCGGGGCATCCCTTGCTCGCGTATAGCATCGCCTCTGCGAAGGCGAGCGGCATCTTTGCGTCGGTCGTTGTCTCCACCGAAGACTTGACCACGAGTCGGATTGCGAAGGACTACGGCGCGGACCATGCGCATCTTCGCGCCAGAGGATTCGCGGATGAGGACGCCGATATAGTCTGGGTCACCGACTGTCTGCGCTGGTTCGGCCAGACCACGCCCAAGCCGGAGGCGTTTGCGATTCTGCGCCCGACGACGCCGTTTCGATCCCCCACGGACATCCGCGTCGCGTGGCGGATGTTACAGGACGAACCACACGTTGATTCGATCCGCGCCGTCCGTCCCGTCCTCGAACATCCCGCGAAAATGTTTCAGGTGCTGAGGGATGGGCTGTTGTTGCCGCTCTTACCGTACAAAGAATCCGATGGGACGTATTGGCATTCGCGGCCGTCCCAGACGCTGAAACGGTTCGTGGTGCAAAACGCTGGGTTGGAGATGGCGTGGACGATCACGGTCACCGCACAGCACTCGATTAGCGGGGACCGGATCCGTGCGTACGAATGCAGCGGGCCGTCTTGGCTCGACATCAACACGGAAGACGACTTCGCGACGGCGGAGCGGTGGGTGGCGGCCGGCGTGGTGACACTCCCTGCGGTGTTGGTGGCTGCATGAAGTCACGTCATACGACCCTCCCGACGCATCGGTCCAGTTGGCGGCATCTGGCGTGGCCGCTCTATCTGCAACGCTTGATCCATAGCGACTGGCCAATTCTTGTCGGGCCGTGGCGCGGCGAAGTGGGCTTCGAGGTGTTGTACTGGATTCCCTTTCTCGATCATCTCAAGGCCTTGGGCCTCGCGGCGGAGCGGCTGATCCCCATCACCCGAGGCGGGGCCGGCTCGTGGTACGCCTGTCCCCAGGGGATCGAACTCTACGCGATGCGGACGCCGCAACAGGTCCGCATCGAGAATCACGTGCAAGCGGATCGTACCGGCCTTCAGAAGCAAGTCACGGTCACGGCGTTTGATCGACAGGTGCTTCGCGATGCCGTGGACACCCTAAAACTCGGGCGCAAGTATCACGTGCTCCATCCGGCGTGGATGTTTCACTTACTGGCCCCGTTCTGGACTGGATGGCGTGGGACGACTTGGTTAGGGGCCCGCACGGTCTACAGCCGACTCTCGATCCCGTCGCTGCCGGATGGGTTGGTGTTACCCGAGGTGTTTGTCGCGGCGCGGTTCTACAGTCGGGAAACATGGCCGTATCCCGATAAAGCCGCGAAACAAGCGACGGCGGCGGTCTTGCTCAAACTCGCGGATCAAAGTCCTGTGGTGGTCCTCGATAGTCCGTTTGCGACCGATGATCATCTGGATTGTCCGGTCCCCGATCATCCGAACCTCTTGCGCCTGAGTCGGCTCTGGCCCTTGACGGTGGAAACCAATCTCTTGGTGCAGAGTGCGGTCCTCGCGCACGCGCAAGGCTTCATTGGCACGTACGGGGGCATGTCGCAATTGGCGCTGCGCCTCGGGAAATCCTCGATGAGCTTTTTCACCGAATGGGGCGGCACGGCGATCACGCATCGGCAACTCTCAGAACAGATCGCGTTGCGCCACCATCTGTCCTTTCATGTCGTGCGGCTCGGGGAAATCCCGATGATGCAGTCCGTATTGCCGGATACGACGATCATCCTCCCTGGGCCGAAGCTGGATACGTCCTTGACTCCTGCGGGCACAGGAGTAAGCTAGGGACGACTCACGACGCACCCGCCGCCGGGGATCGGGCGAATCCTTAGTCGTGGAGTCTCAGGCCGCCGCTGTCTCGGGCGTCGCACGCGGGCCGCCGCCGTGTTTCAACGGGCGCTGTCGAGCGATCGGGTCTCAGGATCAGCCGATCGCCCTGCATTCTTCTGAACCTCCCACACACCAAGAATTGCACCTGACGGGCCCATGGTCCGTCGTGGGAGTGTCGTATGACCGATTTCGTCCTCAGTTCGGGCGACATCATGCGCCCGTATCGATCCCCGTGGGGAGGCTTCCCTACGCGGCTGATGCCCCTCTCGACCGGCATTTCGTCCCAGATCATTCGCGTCGGCACGGTCGTCGGGCTCGACCAGAACACCACGAACGGCTGGTCGCAGATCACGCCGTCCTCAGTGAGTTCGGGCTGTCTGATCTCCACGGCCGTCGTCGGCGTGGCAGCGGAAGGCCCTGGCGCGGCGGCTGGCGGTCCCTCCAGCACGAACACAGCGGGCACGTTGATTCCCGTCTGGGAAGCCAATCCCAACGTCGAGTTCAAGGCGCGCTCGGGGCACGGGCTGCTGAACTCCACGATGGTCGGCGTGATGAAAGGGCTCTACCGGGATTCCACGCTGAACATCGATCTCGTGGAATGCGGGGCCAGTTCGCTCGCCACGCCGATCCCGCGCGTCGTCGTGACCGGGTTGCTGGACAACTCCGGGGATTCGGGCGGCCTCGTCACGTTCCGCTTCTGCACGCACGATCCGAACTCGTCCCTCTCCACCGGGCGACTGCTCGCCTTCTTTGTCTAGGAGCTAATCAATGAGCCAAACACGCGGCGTCTTTGATGCGCTCTATGACAATGTGGACAAGACCCTTCAGGCGATCATGAAGGATCGACTCCAAGAGCTGGCGCGCATCTACACGGATCTCTTCAACGTCAAAACCTCCGACCGGAAATTCGAGCGCGTCGTGACCTACGTCCCGTTTGGGGATACCCAGACCAAGGGCGAAGGCGACACGTACGCGATGGACTTCCTGCGGCAGGGCAACACCAAGGACTTCACCCACACGGAAAACGGGCTGATGTTCGAGGTGACGCAAACCGCGCTCGAAGACGATGCCGAAAACATCCTCTCACGCGCAGGAGACTGGCTGGCGTTTTCGGCGCGATACGTCGAAGAGGGCCGGGCGGCGAATCCGTTCAACAACGGGTTCTCGACCGAAACCACGCCGGACGGGCTGTCGTTGTTCAACAGTGCCCATCTCTTGAAGGGCGGCGGCACGGCGAAGAATACGCTCTCCACGGCGGCGGATCTCTCGGCGACCTCCCTCACCCAGGCGCTGATCGATCTGCAGACCGACCAGAAAGACGAAGCCGGGCATTTGGCGAATCCGGTGAACAGTTGGATTCTCTACGTGCCGCCGGCCTTGGAGTTCCTGGCCGATCGGTTGCTCAACAGCGTCGGCTTGCCGGCGAGCGCCGACAACGATCGCAACCCGATGAAAGCCCGGCGGTCCTGGGAGATCATCGTGAATCCGCGTCTGACGGACAACGATGCGTGGTTCCTCGTGGCGGCGAACAAAGGCAATCACGCGCTGACGTTCTACCGCCGCGTGCCCATCACGCTCGATCCAATGGACAAAGATCCCCGGACGAACAACCGGATTTTCAAAGTCCGGCATCGGTTCTCCGTGGGGGCCTGGGCGTGGCAAGGAACGTATGGGTCACCCGGGGCGTAAGCAAGACGAGCGGTGAACGAGACGCCGGAGTGCCCCTCGCCGCAGGGGTGTGGAGCATCAGCCTAGGCTCCGGCGTCCACTGATGCGAAGGAGTTGAGCTGTGGGCATCACGAGAATGAAAGGTCCCGTCTACGGGGCCAAAACCTGTCTCTGGTCCTACGGGCCGGCGACCTCGGGATCCTCGGGCGCGACGACGGCCGCCTTTGCGGGGACCAACGTCAACAGCAATCGGACGGTTCCGCCCTATGAGGACTGGCTGATCACGGAGTTCTGGGCGGCCTGCTCGACCTGTAGTTCGCAGTCCAACGCGCTGATTCTCAAAACCGAAGGCGGGACGACGACGATCAATCCCAACCTCGAAGCGCCGGGGAACGGATCGACGCGCGCCGCGACGTTGGCGACGCTCAACAACACGCCGACAACCTCCACGAGTTTTTCCACGTGGGCGACCGTGAGCGGCGATGCCGCCGAATACGAAGGCGCGTGGGTGCCGGCGGGATCCTCGTTGCGCGTGGTCAGTTCGGGTTCGACGCCGATGGGCGGCGTGACGTGGAGCGTGATGGGCTACATCCGCTTCAGAAGCTCGACTCGCGCAGAGTGATATAATGAATGAATGCCTTTTAAGGACATCGATGACAGGCGTTCATATCAGCGGGAATATCAGACGCAATGGCGACGGGAACATCCGAAGGAGTGGGGGCACATTCGTAAGGCCCATAACCGTCGTAAGATCGAACGTCTCGGGCTGGAAGAATTTCGGCGACTCAATGCGGAAAAGGGGCGGCTCTGGCGAGCGAAAAACCCGCAGCGCGCCAAGGAACTACAGGAGAGATACCGCGGTCGATATAGCGCGGCGACCTCACAATATCGACGGTGGAAGAAATACGGAATCACGCATGAGCAGTTTCTTGAACGACTCAGGCTGCAGGAGGGCCGATGCCGCATTTGCTTAAAGCCGTTTGCCAATCATCGACAAGTGAAGGTCGATCATTGTCATACAACAAAGCGTGTGCGTGGGCTGTTGTGCTCCACCTGTAACAGTGGTCTCGGCCACTTCAAGGATCGCGAGGATTTACTGATGAAGGCTTCCGAATATCTCATCGCCACGAGGGCAGAGTAGCCGTGGGGGTCTGTGCGGAAGTCCGGGCGAAGTGGTGTTTCGGGACCGCCCCGAGCGGAGAAAGCGGGGCCGTGCTCGGCGCCACGGGGACTGGGACACGCTACCCGGTGCTCGGGCTGGCGCGGGAGCAGAGTTTCTACATCGAGACGGACGCGGCGGCGACGTGTTCGTATCAGATCATCACGTCGCGGACGCTCACGGGCGGGCAAGTGGTGCTCTCGAGCGGCACCCTCGGCACCTCAGCCTGTGACATCGTGCAACTCACCGGACCGCTCGCCTATGCCTATCCGCGCGTGAAGACGCTCAACAGCACGGCGAACGCCGTCGTCGTGGAACTCTATGGGAACTGAGCGATGAGTCTCTACGGCGTCCGCGTCAACGGCGTTCCTAAACTCACCGGGGGCATTTTTCAGTCGGCCGGTGGTGTGTCGGTGCCGAGTTCGGCCGGGGCGGTGCAAGTGTTCAACGTGGGCACCTCCACCAATGCGGCCTACGAACTGGGCACGATGCGCTGGAATACCAACGTCTTGGAACTCGGGGAAGAGATCGGCGGGGGTGGTTCCTCACGCGACATCCGCATCAAAAGCGGGGGCAATATTCTCTTCGCGGGCGGCAACGGGTCAGATGCGTGGTTCTTCAGTCGCGCGGGCGTGTTGACGCCGAATAGCAGCAACGCCGCCGACATCGGATCGACCGGCAATACGATCCGCGACATTCATATCGGGCGGTATTGTCATTACGCGCAAGTCTTGTCCACCTTCGCGCAAGCCGCGACGATCACCAATGGGCCGCGCGCGGCGAATCCGGTCACGTGGGTGGAAGTCCAGTACGGCACCGCCGGCGCCGAATCGACGGGCCGGATTCCGATCTGGTAAGGCATGTGCCCGCAATTCTCGAATCTCTACTCGTCTCGCCTCGATCGGGAACTCGGCACCGATGACGCGACGATTCTGTTTACCACGGCGCGTCGGAAGTCGGCCATCAACGAAGGGGCGCAAGAGTTCGCGGATCTCACCGAATGCCTGACGCGGTGGGTGACGTTTCCCATTGTGGGGGGCGTCGCCGAATACGACCTCAATAGCACGCTGATCATTCCGGCCGGCGATTTCAACGACTTTGCGAAAGAGCCGGTCGAGTTTCAGTACACCGACGCCAGTTCCAACGTCACGATCCTCTCGGGCGACAGTTTGCCGCGCCGGGACATTCGGTGGCTGGATCGCTACCGAGAGGGCTGGCGGCTCTCGACCGTCGCCAGCAGTGTGAGTCAGTGGCCTGAACTCCATTACGTGCGCGCGGATGGCCCGGCGTTCTTTCTGGGGTTGACGCCGGTGCCGTCGACGGGATCGAGTGCGAGCGCGCTCGTCCGGTTGCCCTACATTGCGAACGCCCCGACGCTTGTCAACAGCACGGACGTGCCGTTCACGTTCAACAGTTCCGTCCGGACCGATCTCGCGACGTATCATCAAGGCCTGGTGCATTATGCCGCGAGTCAACTGGAAAAGCTCCGCCGCGATGACCAAGCGAGTGATCGGCAGTTGCAGAAGTTTCTCGGCTACGTCTCACGGTATCTGCAGGATTTGCGCGTGAAAGGTGGCCGCTCGATCATGCAGGCGCGCAGCTACTTCAAGGCGCGGAGTGGGTGGGACTTCCGCCGACTGGATCCGCACCGATGATCGTCCGCTTTGCCTGCGGGCATAGGGCCGATGTCAATCCTGACGCGCCAGGGTTCACCACGCCGCAGTGTCCGCAGTGCCGTGAGACGAGAGTCACCGTCGTGGACGCGCCGCCACCGCGCATCACCGGGATCGGATCCAGTCCGTTGAAGAAGGGGTAGACCATGGCTGCAGGACTCTCATTTTCGCCGATGAACCAAACGCCGTCACCGGGGCAGACCGGGCAAGCCCAGACGAACCCGTTGCAGGACGCGATCCGCATGCTGTCGTTTCGTCTTCCCCAGAACGTGGGGGCGTCGGCGCCAAGTCCCGGCGGGATCATGGGGGGCCCGACCGCTCTTGGTGGACAGACCGGACCCAACCCTGGCCTGACCGCCATGTTGATGGCGCTGTTCCGCGGTATGGGCCTCGGAGGGGTTCCGGGACAACCTGGGCAATACGGAGGTTTCGGCCATTCGCCCGGGGCGGGGGCTTTGCCGCCAGGAGGCGCTTCGGGCGCGATGCTGGGGCCATCCAGTGGCGGCGGTCCACCCGTCAATGTCGTGTATACCCACCCTGGCACGCCACAGCTGTTGCCTGGATCTGGAAGCGGGCCGAATCCGCCGCCGGCCGGTCCGCCGCTCGATCGTACCGCGCCCACACAAGGGCCGACCGCGGACTGGCCGATGCCGTCAGGCGGGGGCGGGATGGGGTCCGGGCCGGGCTCGGATGTCCAGCAGTACTGAGCCGATGGCGAAACCGCAGGCGACGACCAGCAAAGCGACGAGCCAAAAGGGCTATCAGATGGTCCCCGTCATTGGGCCCTCGGAGGGTGTCGACCTGCGTCTGTCGCAAACGCTCTTACCCCCGGGGCGCGCGCGGACGCTCATCAACTTCTCGCTGGAGGAACCGGGCGCCTTGGTGATGCGACCGGGGTTTCTCCATTTCTCCACCTCCGCGCTAGGGGCCGCGCGGTTACAAGGTGGCGCGCGGATCTATCTCAATACCGCCCTCCCCACGCCTACCTCGACGATTGTGACCCTCGTCGCATTCAATCAGACGATCGTGAGTGCCACCGATAGCGGGGGCTGGAATGTGGCCAGTCTCTCGGGACTGTCCACGAACGAGGTGTACTTCCCCGCCGATCGGGATCTCGTCGTGGCGATGGACGGCTCGAGCCGCTTGATGAAGTCGACCAACGGTTCGAGTTGGACGGCCTTTGGCCTGACGCGGCCAGCGGCCGGGCCAACACTCTCCAGTCTCTCCACGGGTGGACTCAGTTCCGGGGAATACGAGATCAACTTCACGTACAAAGCGCACGGCTTGGCCGTGGAGAGTAACGGAGCCGTCACGGGATCCACGATCACGATTGGCGCCTCGAGCGGCGCGATCAACGCGATCCTGACCAACTCGACCAACCCTGATGTCAACGCGATTGTGGTCTATGCCCGGCAGAAAACGAGCGGCGAAACCATCCTGCGGAAGGTCTCGAGCCTCGCGCAATCGGCCGGCGTGAGTTCGACACTCGTGATTACCAGTACGGCGTGGACCACGAACGATCCCTTGCCGACCGATCACGATGCGCCTGTCGCCTTGAGTTTTGGCGTGGTCTGGAAGAATCGCTGGTGGGCGCGCGATGCCACCACGACGAACCGATTGCGCTTCACGCAGATTTTCCAGCCGCAGTCCTGGCCGGCGCTCTTTTACATTGACATTCCCTTTGAACGCGGGGACAGCATTCAAGCGATCATCTCGCTCGGGAACACGCTGCTCGTCTTTGGCGCGACGAAGATTTTCCTGATTCTCGGGCAGACCTCACTGGATTTTGAAGTGTTGCCCACATTGGCGAGTCAGGACGGCGCGCTCGGGCCTCGCGCGGTCTGTGTGCTCGAGAACGGCGTCATTCATGCCGGGGCGGCCGGCGTCTGGATCTTTGACGGGGTGAGCGATCGCTTGCTCAGTTATGACCTCGATCCGGCGTGGAAAGATTTGGTCGCCAATGCGGCGGCGGATGCGCTGGCGCGCGTGGCCTGTACGTACCACCTCCAGCGGAAGGAATTGCGGATCGCCGTGCCGCGCAGGTATCCCTCAGGGGCGCCAGGGGAATGGGTGCTCGACATGAATCGATCACGGAACGGACAAACCGCCTGGACCGCGACAGACCGGGACATCACGGGCTATATCCCCTGGGATGGTCCGGAAACGGTGGCTGGGAATCGCGGACGGTTGCTCTCCTGGCCGAGTACCCAAGCCAAGTTGATGGAAGAAGCGGTGGGCTATACCGCCGATGGTGGGAATCAGACGGGATCGTATGAAGGCCCCGGCTTGACGTTGGGGGCGTTTCGCGGACGCTGGGTCGATCTGCGCGGAGAATACGAACCGCATGGCGGCGCGCTGTCGGCTCAAGCCGTCGTTGATGAAAGCGTGTTGCCGAGTATCGCCATTCCGATCGGGGCGGGGCAAGCGGTCTATGGGACCGGGACGTATGGCACGGCGCTGTATGCGGGCAGTGGACGCCGACAGTTCTACACGCCGCTCCACCTCGAAGCGGACGGCCGGACTCTCGTGCAACGGCTCACCTATGTCGGGCAAGAGAAGTGGAAGCTCTTTTCGTATCACGTGGGGATTGTCCCTGAGCCGCGCAGTCGCGCGTTTTCGGAATAGATCATGGCCAGTTACCCCAACAGTGTCGTGGCGTTCACGACCAAAAACACCGGCGATACGATCCAAGCCTCGCACATCGACGACTTACAAGCCGAAGTGACCGCGATCGAAACCGGCCTGTTGAATGGGACCGCCCCGCTCAATTCGTCCAATTCGACACTCGTGCATCTCTCCGTGACGGCGGGGATGAACATCGTGGGTAATTCCACGCTGGCTAGCACCATCACGATCGGCGCGATCCCGTACATTTTTCCCGCCAGCGGGGGCTCGACCGGCCAGTTGCTCGGTGTCGGCAGCACGAGCGGCAGCACGATGACGCTCGCCTGGGTGGCGGCCCCCGCCGTGCCGGCGGCGGTGTTGCTGAAAGCCAACAACGGCACGGATGCCTCGGCAGGCGCGACGACGGTCGACAGTATCGCGCTCTCGGGATTGACGGCGAACGACCGGATCAAAGTGGTGGCGTTGCTGGAGGCGTCGAGTCAGAACGTCGCGAACATCATTTTGTACAACGTGACTGATGCGGTCTCGCTCTGTTCTGTCTCTGCCGCAGGCATCCTGGGGAGCGGGCAGGGGGCGTACAATGAAGTGATCCTCTCGCAACGGCAAGGCAACAGCACCAACACCGTCAGTCTGGTGACGGGCAACGTCGCGGGGACCGCGAACAGCACGTTCAGCTTTGCCTCGGTTGCCACCCCCTGGACAGGAACCTGGACGCTCGGGCTCCGGCACGGCGGGGTCACGGCGGGCGGATCCTTGAAGTACGAGTGGACCGTCCACAAGTGGGCCGGGCAGTAAATGGCCACGAAAGGCGCGATCGATCTGTATGTCAATGCGTTGCCGGAGGACATCCGCTATCCGATCCGTCAGGCCCTGTACTACATCATGGACAATTGGCGCCTCGGGGATGGCGTGCGGGCGGAAAACGCGCAGTGGTATCCGGTGGAGTCGACGACGGCAAGTGTCGCGAACACCGAGTTCGTGATCAAACACAATCTGGCGACGACACCAGGGCGCTTTATTCCCGTGCTCCGGCTCAACGAAGTCAACGACCAGATCGTGCCATTAACCGTGAGTCGCGCGGCTGACGCGACGAACGTCTATCTCAAGAGCAGCAGCACCAGTGCCGTGTTCAGTGGATTCCTTGAACCATGATGACCCCACTCGATCGTCTCGTGATTGTCGGAACCGCCGCGACGTGGCGGGATGCCCCGTGGAAAGATGTGGACTTTCCGCTGTGGGCCTTGAACGATTCCTACCTGATCGACGGCTTCGAGCGCGCGGATGAGTTCTTCGATCTCCATCCGCTCGATCACTTTCATCTGTTGCCGATGCCAGAGCCTGGGAAGAAAGTGGCGATCTACGCGCATCAGATCCCGCTCGGGAAATACGTGCGACCCGCGCAGCATCTGGACTGGCTGGCGACGCAGACGATTCCGATCTGGCTGCATCCCGACCATGCGCAGCAACTGCCGGCGTCCGCGACGTGGCCGATGGCGCGGCCATTTCCCAAAGCGGAGGTCGAAGCGCACTTTGGACGGTACTTCACCAGTACGCCCGCCTGGATGCTGGCGTTGGCGATTCTGCGTGGGGCGCGGGAAGTTCACATCTACGGCATCCATCTCTCGACCGAAGCGGAGTACATCGACCAACGGCCCAACTTTGAATTTCTCTTGGGGTGTCTGCTCGGGCGCACGAAGCGGACGATCACGGTGGCGGATGGCCTGCGGCGCTATGAATCGCAGGACGGCTGCCTCGTGCTGCCGGTGTCGTCGCCAGTGTTGTCCGCGAGTTTTCAGTATGCCTTTGAACCCTCGCCGCGTCGGCAACTCGATCCGTTGAAGTGGGATCTCCACAAAGCGCAAGTGAAGCGGGAACGGACCGTGCTCGCGCTCAAGACGGCGGCCCGATGGAAGCCGTGGACGACGGTGCAGGAACCACAAGATGACGGCACCATCAAAGTCCGGCGCGTGTCGATCAGTACGTTGCAGCAGGAACTCTATCAGTACGATGCCTTAGTGGCCGACTGTCAGGATCAACTCGCGCGGGTCAGTGTGGGGTTGTAACGATGGACGACACACAAACGAACGCCCCCGGTCCCTACACCGGCCAGCAGTTCAACATGACGCCGGCGATCGAGCAATCGATGTTGGGACGGGCGCAGACGTATCTCTCGCAGGGCGACGTGACGACGGCCGCGAAAGCGTTACCGCCAGATTACACGATTGATGCGAAGACGGGCCAGATCCGCCCACAAACCTGGTGGGAACGGAACGGCGAAACGACGAAGTTTCTGCTGACCGCCGCCGCCGGCCTTGGCGGCGCCTATTTCTTGCAAGGGCTATCGGTCGCGCAAGCCGCCGATGCGGCGACGGCGCCGGCCGGCGCGAGTGGTGCCGCCGGAGTGAATGCGGGCATGAATGTCGGAGGGACGGCCGGTGGCGTGGGCGTGGGCGAAACTGGGGCCGTCAGTGGACTCTCCGACAGTGGATTTGGCGGGACGACCGTCCCGGCCACCTCCACGGTCAGCCAGGTCGGCAACCTGGTCCCAGCGACTACTGGTGGCACAAGCTTGGCGAATACGGCCTTGAATGCGGCCGGTACTGCCTCGCCCTTAATGAAAGCGATCGCGGCGCTCGGCGGGACGAGCCTCGGCGCGTTGATCAATCAGTCGGGGCAATCGACTGCGGTCCCCTCGCAACTGTCGGATCTGCTGAACATCGCCACGCAGCGCGCGAATACGCAGACGCCGTTGTTCAATGCGGTGAACAAGGGCTATTACGACATGCTGCCGAACTTTGCCAAAACAGGGCAACCGGGAGGCACCGGTGGCTAGTGTCGATGTCAACGGGAACAATCCCTACGATCCGAATCAGTACCCGCCACCGGGCAGTGGCCCGAGCGGCAGTAATATCCCGTCGCCTGGGAGCACGCCGCCGCCCTCAACTGGCGGCGCGAATGCCACAGATATTTCCAACTGGTACAACTTGTTTCTGGGACGGTCGGCCAATCCGAATGAGATCTCTGGCTGGCAGAGCGGGGCGTATGGGGCCACCGATCCGACGGGGATTCAAAATCAAATCCGGGGCAGCGGCGAAGCGCAGGCCTACGCCGCGCGGAATGCGGCGGGCCAAGGGCAAACGACCACAGGCGTCGGGCCGAACGGTCCGTACACGATCACGACGAATCCCACGGCGCAGCCGGGCGCGACGACGGGTGGCAGCGATCTCATGTCACGGATCACGCAGGCCCTCAGCGCCGCGCACTCCACCGACGATCCCAACTACTGGTACGGGAAGATTAGCGCCGATCCCAATGGGGGCGGCAGTGCGTGGAACTACTGGCTCGATCGCATCAATCGCGGCGATGGCTCGCAGATGGGCCTCCCGCGGTTCAACGATGCGGGTGGCGGCAGTACGCAACAGGCCCCGCCTCCCTATGGGGGGACCAACGTCTTCAGTGATCCGGCGACGGCGCAATTTGAACAGTTGCTCAATTCCATGATCAACAAGTTCCAAACGCCGTACACACCGCCCGGGTATCAACAGGGGATCGATCAACTGCAGCAGTATCTCCAGCAGTTGAACGGCCCCGCGTACACGCCTGGGCAGATGGACTTGTTGCAGACGCAAGCGCTCGATCCGTTACAGCAACAGCACGATGCGGCCCGTCAGCAGGTCATTCAGCGATTCGGGGCGCAAGGCATCGGCCCGAGTTCGGGGATCACGCAGTCGGCGCTCGAGCAAGTCGATCGCGGCTTTGAGCAGCAGCGAACACAACTCCAGGGCCAGTTCGCCAGTAATGCGGTCGGCTTGGCTCGACAGAACGCGGCCACGGCGGCGAGTCTCGCCCCGCAGATCAGTGCGCTGCAATCGCAGCAGTACTACAGTCAGGATCCACGCAACCTCCAGGCGGTGAATCTCGCGTCCACGATTCCCGCGCTGGCCATGCAGCGCCTCGGGGCGGCCGGGGGATCCATCGCGCCGATCAACACGAGTTCGCTGCTCCAATTGCTCGGCGGGTTTCAGAACCAAGGCTATAACCAGAGCGCGAACTATGGCAGCGGGATCGCGCAATTGCTCGCAGCCCTGTTTGGCTTGGCGGCGTAATGGAACCGTTTACCCCCTTACCGGACCCGTTTGGCGACGTGAGTTTGCAGCCGCAAGGCGGGTTCGGGGGATCCGTGGGAGCTGGGATCCCCGCCCCTCCGCCGAGTCCGGCCTTGGGGCTGCAACCGTTGTCGCCCGCCTCGCTGGGCATTCCCCCGCCGCAAGGGCCGGCACCGGTGGCCCCACCGTCGATGGTGAGCCAGGATCCGCGCCAGCAGTTGCTCTTGCTGGCGGCGCTCGGGGCGATGCTCGGGAGCGGATCGCATAGCGGGTTTGGGACCGGATTCGGTCAAGGCACACTGGCGGGTCAGCAAGCCCTCCAGGTCGAACTCGACAAACGGCAGGCGCTGCAACGCCAGCAGCAGGCCCAAGTGCTCACGCAGCAAAAAGCCGATGCGGCCGAACAGGCCGATCGCCAGAAACAATTGCAGGGCGCGCTCATGACGATCGAAGCGCGCGTGAAAAGCATTCCCGACAAAGAGACATACGATACGGAAATCGAAGGCTACGCGAACACGCTGCGCGCCTCGGGGTATCGCCTCGATGCGAACTGGCTCCGACAAGCGGTGCCGTTTACAAAGCCGACCGCCGAGAAAGAAGCGGCCTCGGTCATTGACAAGTTCTTGAAGAATCCCGCGAACACCACGTTGATTCAGCAGCACCCGGATCAACTCCAAAAAGTGATGGTGAGTTTCGATGTGGATGGGGACGGCATTCCGGAACAGGTGCCGCTCTTGCGCGTGGCGCAGATTGCCAAGCAGCCCTTTGCGGTGGACGCGAGTGGGCAACTGATCACCTATCCCAAAGGGACGACCCTGGAAAACAAAGCCGACGCCGATGGCATCTTCCAAACGCTCTTGAAGCAGGCGGTAGCGGAAGGGAAGAACCCCGAGGATCCGGCGGTTCGGCTCCCACTCCAACAGCAAGCCTTAGAGATGGCGACGAAGGACAAGGGCGCCTCCACCGATGCCAACTATCTGCTCAACGGGCGGCCGATTGTCGCGCAGCGGAAGAATGGCAAACTCATGTATCGCGGATCCGACGTGACGGATCTCGTGACGCCGTACGTCCCGCCGAAAGACGCGGCCGATAAACTCGTCAAGGTGGAACATCAGGATCCGACCACCGGCAAAGCGGTGATCGAGTGGTTGCCGCAAAGCGAGGTACGCGGCAAGACGTTTGTGAAACCGGCCGGGCAGACCGTCGAAAACCGTCTTGCGAGTGCGCACGCGGTGACGCAGACCGGGAATGACATCATCGCGCAATTGTCCGATCCGGCCGTCGCCAAAGTCCTCGGACCCCTCATGGGCCGGGCGAGCAGTTTGCGCGATTTTATCGGGAATCCGCCGCCGCAATACGCAGAACTCGCTGGCTCGATTGAATCCTTTGCGCTCGCCAACATGGGCGTGCATGGGATGCGGAGCGCGCAAGGCGCGGAACAGATCAAGAAATTGCTCGACGGCCACCACACGCCGGAATCGTTGATTGCGGCTATTCGAGGGCTGAACAAGTTCTCGTCACACTTCATGGAAAACGAAGGCGTGCCCGGACGATCCGCGCCGTCCTCCACGGCGCCGACCGATGCGGATCTCGCCGGGGCTGCGCAGATTCTTCGGAGTCGTGGTGGCCGATAACGAGACGCTCACCGACGCGCAATTGATCGCCGTCGCGAAGTCCGGCGATTCGTCGTTACTGCGCGCGTTGAATGGCGACGAACGGACCCGGCTGATCGCCTTGTCCAAGCAACCCGATCCGGCGGCTGAGCTTCCGCCACGCACCGGCGTGATGGGGGCTTTGGATACGGTCTTCCAACCGATCGGCCGCGCGATTCGCAATCACCCAGCGGCGGCGGGGGCAATGGCCCTGTCCGTGCCCATGACCCTCGCGACGGGCGGCTTGGCGGCTCCGGCGGCGATGGGCCTCGCGGGATTAGCTGGGGCCGGTGGGGCGGGCGCGGGGCTCGCGACCAGCGAACTTGCGAATCGGGACACCGCACCATTGCCCACGGTCGCCAGCAACGCCGCAGCGATGGGAACGCAAGGCCTGGCGGCGGCGGCGGGTGAAGGGTTCTCGCGCGGCGCGGGGGCGCTCTTGCAGAGCGGCGCGCGTCGCTTGATGACCTCAGCAGTCAAACCGTCGCTGGCGGACAATGCGCCGAAAGTGGTCCAGACGCTGTTGGACGAAGGGGTCAATGTGACGCCTGGCGGCGTGGCGAAACTCCAGACGATCTTGGGCCAGACGAATCAAGCGATTAGTCGGGACATTGCCAGCGCGCCGGGCGCCGTGAATCCGCTCCAGGTGGCTGGCCGGCTGACCGATACTGCACGGAAATTCAGCCAGCAGGTAAATCCGCAAGCCGACCTCGAAGCGATCAGTCAGGTCGGGCAGAATTTTCTCGACCATCCGATCGGAGGCACCCTCTCATTGCCAGATGCGCAGGCGCTCAAAGTGGGGACGTATCAGCGCCTCGCGGGCAAATACGGGGAACTCTCCAATGCGACTACGGAAGCGGAAAAGGCCTTGGCGCGCGGCTTGAAGGAAGACATTGCCACGCAAGTGCCCGGCATCGCGGATCTCAACGCGCGCGAAGGCGGGATTCTGCAGGCCCTCGATCCGCTCATGCGCCGCGTGGCGATTCAGGGCCGGAGCAACCCGGCGGGCTTTGCGATGGTCGCGCAACATCCGGTGACGTTTTTGACGGCCCTCGCCGATAAATCACCGATGGTGAAATCGTTGTTGGCGCGGGGCATGTGGGCGGCGGCTGGCCGGGCGAGCGGGATTCCCGCGGATGTCCTCCGCGGGGCCGTGCAGGCGGTCGCGGCGGGGGCGGGCGATGCGGCTACCAGTACTTCACCAGAAAGTGCCCGATGATCCAGAGGACGCTCATCGGTATGCCGATGATGGCCAGCGCGCCGAATACGCCGGGCCAATCGGTCGGGGTGTGATCTCTCGGGCGTTCGGCAACGGTCCATGCGAAGATGTTCATGCGATGACTGTAGCACCAGACTTGGAGTTCGTGTTAACCCGTACCTCCCAGACGACAACTGTCACCTTGGGGCAACTTCAATGTGGAGACTTCAGAGTATGGACGCTCGAGCCTGGGACCACGGGTGCGCATCCTGACATTCCGCCGGGTCGCTACGAAGTCTGTCTCGCGTGGTCCCCGAAGTTTCAACGGCAAGTCCCGACGCTCGTCGGCGTGCCAGGCCGCAGCCGGATCGAAGTCCATCCCGGGAACGACACGGCGGACACCGAGGGTTGTATTTTGCTCGGGTTGCAACAGACGACGGATCACGTCCTCGAATCGCGCGAAGCCGTCCATGCGTTTGCCGTGCTGATCGGGCCGGTCCTCGAGGCGGGCGGCCACGTGTATATCCGCGTGGAGCAGCCCGCGTCGCCGTTTACGAATCCGCCGAGGCTCACTGTATGACCTCTGCGCCGTCCGTCTCGATTGTGCAACCGCCCAACAACACCCCGTATATCATCGCCGTGGTGGTCATGATGGCGATTGGCGTGCTCGGCGTGGTGATCGTGACGGTGATGCGCAGTGGGCAGGATAACGCGCTCGTCATCGGCGCCATTCTCGGCTTCCTCGGCCCGACGACCCTGAGTCTCTTGGCCTTCATGAAAGCGCAAGAGACGCATTTATCGGTCAATTCACGACTGGATGCGTTCATGCAAAACGCGATACTCGCGGCTCACGCCGAGGGGGCCAGCGAAGGGCGCAAAGAAGGCCGCCAATCGGCCGATGCCAGGACGGACAGGCTCGCGGAAACGTCAGATCGAAAGGACGCCTCATGACTCTCATCGGCTTGATCGTCGCCTTGATAGGGCTGTGTTTACTCTGGTGGGCGTTGAAAACCATCATGGGCGCGTTTGGTCTCCCGAGCCAGATTCAAACCGTCGTCACGGTCTTGTTTGTCGTGATCGTCGTTCTCTGGCTCGTCAGTCAGTTCGGGCTCTTGAACACCGGGCCGATTCTGCGACTCAAATGAACCGCCCGCGATTTCCTGACGCGCACAACGAGTCTGAAGATCGGCTGATCTGCCGACTCGATCATCTCATCAGCCACCAGGAGCAGATCATGACCGCACTGTCCGACCTGCAAGCGAAATTCCAGACCCTCTCCGATGCGGTGACCAAAGAAGACTCCGACATCAACGCCGCAATCACGAAATTACAGGCGGGCGCGAGTGCCCTCAAGCAGCAGATCGCCGACCTCCAGGCGCAAGTGGCGGCGGGCGGGGCAGCCTCGGCGGCGGATCTGACCGCGCTCGGCGCGTCGGCGGATACGCTGCTGGCGAACGTCACAGCGGCTGATGCGGCCGTGAATGCCGCCGCAGCGAATCTCTAACCATGCGTCGGTTGACGCCCGTGAGTTGGGCGGTCCTGCTCGCCGTCGCGATCGTGCTCGGCTGCTGGGTGATCTGGTCCTTGGAGGGAGGGTAGATGGTTCCGTACGATGAAGCGGAAGTGATCGCCTTCACGCTGGACTGTCTGAAGCTCACGACCGATGTCGGGCGCATCGGCGTGAATTGTGCGCGCATGCAGTTCGATGCCGAGACGCTGGGCTACGCGGCCTCCCGAGAAAAACATTGGCGCGAATTGCAGGCGGAACTCGGGGTCATTCCGCCAGTGACCGGGGATGTCCATGCGCTCCGTGGGGCCTTCTGCATTCCGAAGGCGCTCTTCGGTGATCGGCTCTGGTGGCCGAACTTCCTCAACGAACCCGAGGCGCGGCAGGATGAAATGATCCGGCAGACCCTCCTGCGTGGCTACAACCACGGCGAGATCCAAGTGAGTGGTATCCCGTATCCCGGCTATCCCGAGATTCCGCTGGACCTCACGCTCTTGCGTCGTGGCTTGCAGAAGATGAAAGCGGCTAAACTCACCACCATCGTGGCCTTCCGAGACGATCGCGGGCCGGACCTCTCATACCTGCAGGCCGTCGTCCCCCAGGCCGCGGACCTCATCGATTGGTGTATGGGCATCTACGAGATCAACGGCGTGCTCCAAAGCGCCGACAAGGTGCTCGGTGTGTTGACGCAAGCGCGGGCGCTTTTGCCGAACGCCAAGCTGGCCGTGCATTTCACGGCGCAAGATCCGGGGACGGAAAGTTACGGCCTCGTCGATTGGGCGCGCGCGAAAGCCGACGCGAACCTGAATGCGTACTTTTTCCAGGTGAGCGGCTGGCTTGACGGCGGGCTCGTCCAGGGGCAAGTGCGGATCGCGGACTGGACGCGGCGCTTGATGGGCGGGTTTCACGGCTACCCGATCCTGTCGGACGGGGTGTATGACTTCGAGAACACGACGACGAAAACCTTCCGCGACGAATGGACCGAAGCGCAAGGCGTGGCGTATACCGATGCGCTCATGAATACACCACTTGTCCCGGATGGGAGCGGGCCTGGGGCGATGTCCATCCGGCCGAGCGGGTTCAATGATGGCGGAAGTTAAAGGCGCGGCGCAGTGCCGTGACTGTGGCCGACCGATTTCGTTGCGGTCTATGCGCTGTGTACGCTGTGCGGGGAAACTCCGATGGGGACAGCGCGTGCCGCGGCACTGCCCGATTCGGACAGAAAAGGCGCATCGCTATTTGCGCCAAGTGATCGCGGATGCGCTCGGCGTGACGGTGGCAGATTTACAGCAACTCGGCGAACAGGATGCGCGCCGACGCGCGCAGGAGCAGCTACATGAAACGATTCTCGGTGCTGTGTCTCGTGCTGATGGTGATCAGTGCCTCGCGCGTGGAGGCACAGATCACGAGCTATCGACAGGACGTCTTCGCGGCGGGCGTCAATCCGTCCGTGGGGAGTCCGGTCACGAGCAATACCTATCAAGCATCGGCCTTTACCTGCAATCAGGTCGCGCCCGCGATTCCGGCCACGCTCACGAACCCCACGCGGATCCTGTTTGACGATCCGGCGAACGCGGGGCGCGTCTGTCTGGCGACCTTGAGCTCGACGCTGTTGAGTGCGTTGCCGAACGGGCTCGGCTATTTCTCGACGCTGGTGGCGATTGATAGCACGGGGCTGCAATCCCTGAGGAGTACGCCGACCAATTCTTTCAACCAGCAGGTACTGCCGCCTGCGCCTACCAATGTCAAATTGCTCTAAAGCCCTATGACGAACAACAGGGCGCCGCATTCCAGGCAGATGTGGTCGCGGCGTATGCGAAGGCGGGGAGGACCACGGATCTGAACAACGTGGTTTGGAGTAATCGGATGATTTATGACGCGGTACTCATCGGGTATCCGGCCTCCAGAGCGAAACATTTGGCCGAACTGAATGCGGCCTTGGGGAACAAATGAATCCACTCAAAAACGAGCCGGTCTGGACCTTGGTCGCGGGCCTTGGCGTGGTCGTGCAGGGCGTGCTCATCCTGCTCTTGGCGTTCGGGGTCCAGTTGACGACGGCGCAAACCTCCGCAATCAATTCATTGGTCGCCGTCGTGATTGCGTGGCTGTTGCGCGCGCGGGTGAGTCCGATCACCGGGACGCAAGATGGCAGTACGATTTTTCCTGCGGGCAGTGTGAAACAGGTGGCGCAGAACGCTGCGAAAGGGACACCATGAAGCGATTGATTCTCATCCTCGCGTTCACGTTCGCGGGCTGCAGCGCCAGTACGCGACACATCGCCGTCGCCGCCGATCGCTCCATCTTTGAAGTGCTCAATGACATCCACAGCGGCGAGCAGATGGCCCTCTGCGGCCTCTCCTCCTGTGCGGGCTCCTCGAAGGTGGAGACCGTGCCCGGCTGGACGCTCGCGAAATCGCAGGCCTTCAATCAAAAACTCTTGCCCGCCGTGGATGCCGGCCGCCAGTTCAATAGTGTGCTCGCGACCTGGCAGCCTGGCACGCCGACGCCGCCGCAAATCGTGACGCTGATCAATAGCTTGGGGCAATCCCTCACAGCCATCGTGGCGGATTTCCCGGCAGGGTCCACGCGCACGACCATCGTGCAGGATATTCAGATCGCCCAGTCTGCAGCGCTCGCCGCATTTCAAATTGTCTTGACCGTGAAGGGAGCCTGACCATGGGAGCCGAACAAGTCTTGGCGTGGGAAGGCCTCATCACGAATGCGGTCGGGCTCGGCGTGAAATCCTGGAGCGTCATTCACGCCGCGATGATCGATGCCGGTGTCGCGGCGGACGATGCCGCCATCTCCGATCTGCAGGCGAAGTTCGATGCGCTGTGGACGGATGTAAACCGCGCGGCCGGCAACTGAAGCGCCCTAGGCCTCATGAGGCCTTTTCATATTGAATGCTGCGTTTGAGCCCGAGTGCCGCGAGCAATTTGTCGCCAGGCGCGCGACGCCCGTTCTTCACGTCACTGAGATAGGCCGTGGAAATCCCGAGTTCTGCGGCGGCGGCCGCTTGCGAGCCTGCCCGTTTGATGAGTGCGGCGAGCATCGTATCGAAGGCGGTTCTATTCATACCAACGGCAGGATAGCACGGATTACGCGCATTTGTAAATACGCTTGACAGCGTATGCGTGGTTGGGCTACTCTTGGCGCATGGAACATCTTGAACATTGGGCGGTGCTGTTGTTCTGGTGGACCGTGGCGTGTTGTGCGCTCGTGTTCATCGTCGCGAGCGTGCAATACCTCATAGATCGACGCGCGAATCAGCAGGCGGCAGCAGCCACTGAACGCGCCCGACTGGATCGCCTCGCGCGCTTTCAATTTCGCATCGAGAAATATGAATCAGCCGCGCCTCCGCGAGCGGCGGGCCATCCCTCTCGAAAGGTGCAACCATGACGCTCTGGATCATCGCGGCGGTGATGCTCGTGACCGCGCTCGGCTTTGGCGTGCTCATGGCGTGGTTTTTCGCAGTGATCGCGTCGTCAGCGAATGAACCCTCGCAGTGTTCGCGGAGGGATCGCTAATGCCAAGTCACTATTTGCCAGCGTTTACGCGCCAACTCGGCCGGAAACAACAAGCTGCGTGCAGTCTTTATATTTTTGCGCACGAACATTCTTCCGAACCAGAATGCTCGACGTGCGCGGCGTTTCTTGTGCAGGAAGCCGAGACGGATGCGGCCATGGAACGGACCGCCGCCGCGATGGAAAACCCGCTCGGGTTGCCTCTCGGTGAGCCATGAAGAAGTCCAAGTATGACCTCGCGATTGCCGAGAACGACGAAAAGATTCGCGTGCTCATGGCCGTCAATGACGCCTTGAAGGCGTTTCGCGACGCCAAAAAGAAGTTGGCCCCCAAACCGCTCCGAAAGGTGGAGAACCCGTAATGCCGATCATCGCGAAAGCTGGTCCGAGTGGCGAGTTGTTTGAAGCCGCGCCCGCTGGCCTGCATCAAGCCGTCTGTGTGGATGTCGTGGACATGGGAATCTTGAAGGTGACCTACGGCGGCAAAGAGAAAGAGCAGTGGAAGATCCGCCTCGTGTGGCAACTCGATGAACTCATGAAAGACGGGCGGCCCTACCTCGCGCAGAAGCGGTACACGAACTCGCTGCATGAGAAGGCCACGCTCCGCAAGGAACTCGAAAGTTGGCGCAGTCGCCAGTTCACGCAAGAGGAACTGGAAGGCTTCGACCTAGAGAAGCTGATCGGGGCCAACGCGCAGATCAACATCCAACAGGTGACGAAGAATGGGCAGACCTACGGCAACGTGGTGAGCATCGTGCCGCTCGGGCGAGGGATGCAGAAGATCGAACCGAAGGCCTACGTGCGGGTGAAGGATCGCGACGCCGCCGGGCAAGTCGACGATGAGCCGTTAACGGCGGATGACATCCCGTTCGCGTGGATCGTGCCGTTCATCCTGCCGTTGACCGCGCTCGCGTTCGGAGTGTTCGCGTGACGACGGTGACCGGCGTGCCTCGAATTGTGTGGCCCGGCCTGCGGACGACGGTCGTGATGTCGGTGGGGCCTGGACGCGAACGCCCGTTCTACACGTTCAACCAGTGGAAAGCGGCGTTGTGTGAACGGGCGTATCAGCAGCAACGCGCCATCACGATCACGCCGGTGGACACGCTCTGGGGCCATTGCATTGATTCTGTGGAGTTGGCGGAAGAAACGCAGGCAGCATCATGAGTTACGACACCTCACGGCTGATTGACGAACCGGATGATCCCTATGCGGATCGCGCGGAGTACTGCGGCAGTTGCGGCTTCGACCTGACCCTGTGTATTTGCTCCGATCGAGAGGTGCGTGCGTTGTTACTGTTGGAATCAGAACTAAATGAGGTTGCGACGTTGGGTAGCTCTATGCATTTCACGTTATTGGGAATTTTCTTTGGAGCTTTTATCGCAGTGGCTATTGTGTGGGGAACCGTTCCCCTTTCTCAGACGCAGCATATGGCGTTCGTTGGATCTTTTTGGGCGTCTCTGGGTTTGTCCTTCGTGAGCGCGATTAATGCTGGACGTGATTATCGGCGTGCCACACGAAAACTAGCGGAACTAAAAACCAGGACCAAAGAAGCAGTGTTGACTCTGAACTAAGCCGTGAGTTGTTCATATGGCATCGCTTCGGTTTGAACGAGTTTCATCAGCGTGTCGCGGAAGAGATAGGCATTCTTTCGGTTGTTGTAGCGGAATTCGAATTCGTCAAGGTAACGATCCAAATGCTTGCGAGGGGATCATCCAGATCAGCGGCGATGCTGACACCGAGATCATCGTCACTGGCGATCTCGACAGATTGCGATTTCGGTTATGACGGCCGACGAAACGATTCGGACGCTGGCGTGGCTTGTGCCGATTTGTTTGGCGATTCAAGCCGTCTCGACGTATGCGATCGTGCAGTTGGTACTGACGGGGCGGAAGATGTTCGAGCGACGGGATCAGGATCAGCCACGGCAGTTCTCAAGGTTCCCATAACATGTTTTCTGTTCATCAGAAGCGTGAGATCGCCGACGCCATTCATCGCATCCTGCGAGGCACGGAGCATCCAGAATCGAAACCAGCTCGCCGGCGGAAGCGCCGGGCCGCGAAGATTGCGAAGGGAAAGTAACGTGCTGATCGTGGCCGATGCTCGCCGGCTGCCGCTCCGGGATCGCAGCGTCCAGGCGGTCGTGACGAGCCCGCCGTACTGGGGGCTCCGCGACTATGGCCCAGCCAATCAAATCGGCCTGGAGGCCACGCCAGACGCCTACGTCGCCAGCCTGCGAGCCGTCTTCGCGGAAGTGTGGCGCGTGCTGAAGGACGACGGAACGCTGTGGCTGAACCTGGGCGACTGCCATACCGCGTCCGGTTGCGGCGGGGATACCGGCCACTCCGGGCTGCAGGGCTCGATTGCATCGCAGGAAGCGAGTAAGCGAGCCGGCCAGCGTCGCGGCGTTCGTTCCTCGTTCCATCGTGACCGTGGACCACGGGAAGACGCAGCCCATAAATCGGTTCCCGGCCTGAAGTCTAAGAACCTCGTCGGCATCCCGTGGCGCGTCGCCTTCGCGCTGCAGGCCGACGGCTGGTACCTGCGCTCGGACATCATCTGGCACAAGCCGAACCCGATGCCGGAGTCGGTCACTGACCGGCCGACGAGCGCGCACGATTACCTGTTTCTGCTCGCCAAGTCGGAGCGGTACTACTACGACGCGGCGGCCATCAAAGAGCCCGTGACCGGCGGATCGCATCGGCGCGGCGCCGGCGTGAACCCGAAGGCCGGCAAGAACGAGCGGTCCGGCGACAGACGCAAGGACGGATTCAACGAACGCTGGCGCGAGAAACAGAACGCCAGCTTTTCGGGCGCAATCAACGAGCTGGTAGACGAGCGCAACAAGCGGGACGTGTGGACTATTTCGACGCAGGCGTACGCCGGGGACCACTCCGCGACGTTCCCGGAGGCGTTGGTTCAGCCGTGCATTCTGGCCGGCTGTCCGCTCGGCGGTCTGGTGCTCGACCCCTTCCTCGGAACGGGCACGGTCGGAGCGGTTTCGGAACGGCTCGGCCGCCGATGGGTTGGCACCGATCTGACGTATCAGCCGCTTGCCAAAGAGCGGACGGCTCAACGCGGGATACGCTGGTGACTCAATCATGCTTCGCACTCAAGTATATAATTCCCTATCGGAGTGCGTATCGGTATCTGCCGTATCAACCGTTAGGGCGAGAGGCCAGTGAGCACGTGACGCAGAAATCGCTGTTTTAGGTGCAAGACGCGCAGGCCGTGCAGAACGTGCTTGACGGGTAACGTAATTCGCGTTACGGTATCGCGCATTCGTGTATAACAAGCTGTTCACGAAAATTCTCGATTCCTCGATCTGGCTCGAACCGACCGCGACGCGGATTGTGTGGTTGACCTTCATTGCCGCCATGGATGAATCAGGATTCGCGCAGTTCGCTTCTGTCGGGAATGTGGCCCATCGGGCCAGAGTGACGCTGATCGAGGCTCAGGAGGCGATTGTGGCCTTGGAGGGGCCCGATACGGAATCGTCCGACCCAGACAACGACGGTCGGCGGCTCGAGCGGGTGCCAGGTGGCTGGCTTATCCTGAACGCCGAAAAGCACCGCGCGATGGTCACTAAGGCGTTAATTCAAGAGCAGACACGACTTAGAGTCAAACGTCACCGAGAACGGAAACGCAGTAGTAACGCAAGCGTAACCACATCAGAAGCAATAGCAAGATCAGAAGCAGATACAAAAGCAAGAGGATCAAGCTAGCTTCAACGCTCTTGCTTCTGCGCTCTTGGTAGCTAGTTTGGAGAATTAGTACCTCGCGGAAGACCGCGAAATTTTCCCCATGAATACAGAAAGCTATCGGAAATACCTCGGCAGTCCTGAATGGAGGACACGACGAAACCGAGCGATGAAGCTTGCTCGCTATCGGTGCCAGCAGTGCGGCGCTGGGCGTGCGCTTCAGGTTCATCACCGAACCTATGACCGCGTAGGCGCGGAATGGGACGAAGACCTGCAAGTGCTTTGTGCCGACTGCCACCGCGGCGAAACCATCCAACAAATGCACGATATCCCGCAGGCTCGGGTATTTCTCAAGTTGGCGGCGGAAGTGCTCAAAGAGCAGCCCTATGCGACATTCGCCGATCTAGCATCTGACGTGAAGGACCGCTGTGCCAAACTCGGAATTCATGCCGATTTTACCGCGATTGATAAGGCACTCTCCGTGCTCTCAGCCTCCAGTCGTGTCACGCCGCCGCCCGCGCAAACGGCATCGGAGCTCCACGAGCGAACGACTCAAGGCCGCCCAATATCTCACCAGGAAGCCAGGGAATTTCTTGTGCGGATGGACTTTGCGCCATTGATCAAATCCTGGCCGGCTCCGAAAGGCGAGGATCCGTTCCACATGGATATTTACGGGCCGATTCCTCGCGATACATCATGGGGCGACCATGACGAGTATTAGCGACCTCCGCGAGAAACCATTCGTCGGTCGCATTTGGAAGACGGCGAAGTTGACCCTCATCTGCGGCTACTGCTTGGCATCGATCACGAAAAGCGCGAACTACCTTGAAATCACGCTCCCCCGTGTCAAGAGAGTGCGCATCCGGTGCGAGAAATGCGCGGAGAGGGATCAGTGACGCGATCCGCCCGTCAGTTGATCGGCAGTCCTCGAGCGCCGAAGTTTGATCCGTTCATCGCGCTTCTGAAAGCGCGCGGGCTGCCGACGCCGGAGACCGAATTTGTGTTTCTGCCTGGCAGAAAATTTAGGGCCGACTACGCCTGGCCGGAGGCAATGCTGATCGTGGAAAAAAACGGCGGCATCTTTCGCGGTGGCAAAGGCGGCGGTTCAGCCGCAGGCGGGCATTCCACGGGCCTCGGCGTCTTGCGCGACATGGAGAAATCGAACTTGGCGCAAATAGCGGGCTGGAAATATTTACAGTTTACGCCACGGCAGCTCGAGTCGGGAGCCTGTTTGAAAGAACTGGCGATCCTCCTGGGAGCGACCGCGTGAGCCAGTTGGCCGATTTCGAGTTCTACGAAACGCCGCACGCCTTCTCGAATTGGCTGTTCGAGGTGATCCACGTGCGCGGGCGCGTCTTCGAGCCGTGTGTCGGCAGCGGAGCAATCCTAGAAGCCCGATGGCCACCGAATGGCGTGCAGTGGTTCACGAACGATCTCGATCCGCGCTGGTCAGCCGATGTTCACAAGGACGCCACCGACCGGACGCTATGGCAGGCGCACGAGTTCGATTGGACGGTGAGCAATCCGCCGTTCACGCCAGCGATCGAGATCATCACGCACGCGATCGAGTATTCACGGGTCGGCGTGGCGATGCACCTCCGGGCCTCGATTCACGAAGTGCTAAAGACCGGCGTGCGGCGAACGTGGATGGCGGAGCATCAGCCGACTGGGATCTTGTGGTTGCCGCGCTTCGCCTATCAGCGGAGCAAAACGACGGGGAAGTGGACGACCGATTCGGTCTGCGCGTGTTGGGTGATCTGGTTGAAGGAACCGGCGGCGCCGCAGTTTATCAAGTACGCGCCGGAGTGGGTTATCGACGCGCTGGACCGCGAGACGCCGGCCTACCGAGCGCGAATGGACAGGTTGATGGCCGAGCGGAAGATTGCATGATCCGGTCCTTCGTGCAGGACGGGATCGTCCAGCGGGGAGAGAGCTGCGATGACACACCCGATTCATCCGATGTTCGCGGACATCGATCCGCCTATTTGTTACTGGGCGCTCGGCCAAGCGATGGACGTGGCGTTACGGCAGGGGTATCAGCGTGGTTATGAACGCGGCTATGAACAAGCCTCGATCGAGATTCATGCGCAGCAGGCGCGTCCCGCGCGTATTCTCAGAACGCGCGAAGTAGTCATCACCGGTTTCGATCGCGAGGCGTGGGAAAAATTCAAGGCGGCGCTCATCGAACACTCGCAGACGAAAGCTGGCGTCCTCGTGGATATTGTGAAGGCGCAGCAGACGTTCTGCACGTTTGTCGATTCGTTGTTGGAATCACCACCGGCCCTCGATGCGGTAGATCCCAGCGTGATTTCAGAGAAAAAGTGATGAATCCGGCGAGAAGTGATTTGTCTTTTCCGAAAATAAGTAGCGGGGAGCGACCGATGGCACTACTTGAGGCCTTGAAATCAATCGCTGTCGATGAAACAGACTGCCGCTGCTCACACGATGACGAGAATTGCTGTGTGCTTCAGGGCGATGTCTTTTGCCCACGCTGTATTGCCGCAGTCGCGTTGCGCGCCGGAGCCGGGGAGGCGTCAGAGAGCCAATCGGATTGGGAACGGCTCCTTGATCTCGAAGGCCGTCATCCTCGTGTCCGCGAGGCGGCGTTTCTGCGAATTCTCGCGCGACAATGGCGCGTCGGTCATCATTGGGACACGCACGAAACCATCGCGCGCTGTCTGGAAGGTATCGCCGCACGAATCGAAAAGTTGGCCGGGGAGGCGATCCCTGTGACGTTTGACTCGGCGCGGGCCTATGTCGCCACGTTGAGCAAAGAGGAGCGCGCACTGTTGGACAAAGCCTTGCGGGCACAGCATGAACGGGAGTGGCCGATTGACTCGATTGGGGGCCGGAAATGACTGAGACGCAGCAATCGAAGTTTGACGGGTGGGCCATCGTGGACGTGCTCGGGCATCAGCGATACGTCGGCTACGTGACGACGGAGGCCTACGGGCAAGCGGTGCTGTTTCGCATCGACGTGCCGGCGCTCGAAGCGCGCGAGCGGACCATGAAAGCGCCCGGTTACATCTCAGGGCGCGGCTATTGTCCGGCGGGGACCGTGGTGCAGGAAGGCGCGGTGGAAGGCTACTCGAAGCTGATCGGCGCGGGGTCGATCTACGCGATCACGCCCTGCACGAAAGAGGCGGCGCTGAAGGCGTGTGAAGAAACGCAGCCGCGACCGCTGATGAACGTCGCGTTGCCGCCAGGTCACGCGCTACCTCCGGCCGACGACAACGACGATTACAACAACGCGGACGGTTTCGATGACACGGCTGACGATGACGATGATGAGGCTACGCTGTGAGTGATGCCGCTCGACTGGCTCGCTTATTCGCCGCGGAGTGGTTACGACCGTCCGACCCTGATCACGCCACTCCGGCGCTCGTGGATACGCTCTCGACGGCAATGTTGGCGTTCCATGCGTGTGCGCGTGGCGTCGAACAGCGGAACACCGCGTCCGAGCCGCGTGAACCCGTCGTAGTGCCCCTGGAGGATCCCACGGTGCCCTACTCGCTCGTGCCGGTGTCTGGGAAGGAGGAGAGTTCTGATGGACATTTGGACCGGCCGATTGGAAGTGATCTCGATTCTGTTCGTGATGCCAGCCGTGATCATTTGGCTGGCACTGAAACTCGCGCGCAAAAAGTAGAAGCGATGCGTGAACCCGTCGTGGTGCCCCTCGATGATCCCACGGTGCCCGAGTCGCTCGTGCCGGTGCCTCACGATGCTCTTCGCACGCTGATCGCACGCTACACGGTGACGCGCGGCAAAGATGGAACTGTCGAAGTGTTGTGCGTGAACTGCGAGCATCGATGGGGGGCGACGTTGACTCATGGTGCTGATTGCCCAATTGCTGATCTCGAAAAACTGACGGGCGGGGAGGCGATCCCGTCGCCCCCTGACCTTGACGAGTTGATCGCCGCGCTACGATTGGCCTACAAGGTGTTTCCACGCCCTTGGATAGACGGGGGCGTGACCTGGGATCAGTGGGCAGCGGCGGCAGCAGCCATCGAAGCGGCACTCGTCAAAGCTGAGAGCCTGGCGGTCCCGTCGCCCCCACCCCCACAGGAAATTGACATGATTAGCGTAAACCTCAAAGAACACGCCTCAGCTCCCATCGGTATGCGCTGTTCTGATTGCCAGATGGACGGCGAAGCCTGTCCCCGCTGCTACAAAGCGTGGTGGCAGAGGCGGCATCCGAATACGCGGCAACTTCCTCATGAGGTGGAGATCCCTGATATTTTCAAGGGCGATTCCGCGATTGAGGCGCTCGCGTGGGACCGTGGTTGGCGAGAGGCATCACGACAGAGCCGCGAATCTGGGAGTGCAGCCGCGATCCCGTCGCCCCCACCGGACCGCTGGCAGAAGATTGAGACAGCACCGAAGGATGGGCACGCCTACCTGATGATGATTGGTGGACGTGTACCGTTCGTCGCATGGTGGGTGACAGGAGATGAAGCAGGCGGCTGGTGGCGCGGTGATGCTGGGTATCGGATTTACCCGACGCACTGGATGCCGTTGCCTGATCCTCCCGGCGTGGCGGTCCCTGCGCGGCCCTTGAAGGAAAACGTATGACATGCCTCAAATGCGGCTTGCCGCCTGATGACCTCTTCCACCATCCAGAAGGACTCGGCGGTACTGGTACGTGGGGTGCGCACGTGTTTGTCGGGGCGGCAGAGAAGCTGTTGCTTCAGTTCGCGCTGCGCGAGATGTCGATGGTCATGAAGGCCGGACAGAAAGGGAGTCGGCTCACGCCTGCGCAGGCTCAGTGGAACGTCGCGATTGATGCCGCCAAGCAGCAGGTCGAACGCATGTGGTTGCCGGTAGACATGAGCGGGCAACCCATTCAGCCGTCTCTCGATAAGTTTAAGAAATACTTCGCCGATGAATATGCCAAGAGGGCGGTCCCTGCGCGGCCCGCTGGAGAAGGACAGTAAATGGCTCACACCTGTCACGCCACTGCCTGCGACATGCGCGTGCCTCCAGAGATGTTCATGTGTCGTCGTCACTGGTTCTCGCTACCCAAGGCCATGCGCGATGCCATCTGGCGCACCTACCGCGCCGGACAGTGCGACGACTGGAATATCAGCGCGGGCTATGCGGATGCGGCCTCGGCTGCCGTGAGGTTTATCGCGGCGAAGGAAGGGCGAGAACCCGATGTGGCCGTCTACGATTTATTGCGGCCTGCGCGGCCCGCTGGAGAGAAAGTATGACCGTTCAACGTGCCATCGAACTCCTCACAGCGATGAAGGAGAAGCACGGCGATGTCGAAGTGTTCTTCGATTGTCAGCACTGCGGCAAATCGACTCGTCCTGAGATCGTCGTCGCCGTCGCCATGATTCAGAAAGCGCCTACACGATGAGAGCCACGCGGCCCACTGGAGACTAGATTGCCTGTCTACCGCTGCGATTGGTGCGGCCGGTTCTACTCGTCACCGCTCCCTGATGGCTCGGCTTGCCAGAATCACATCATCGAACACAACGAGCGGCTGACGGCCAGCATCGTGCTATTTAATAAGCGGCTGGCTCTGAATGCTCCGGTATACCCAACCGCTATCCACTTCGACAAGGCCGGGAAGAGTGAGCCTGCGCGGCCCGCTGTGAAGGAAGGGAGAGACGACGTATGAACCGAATGCGATTACTTCTGGCGTTGGCGCTGATGCCGGACGAGGCGTTCTCGTGGTTTGTCTTGGCCGCCGTTCCCAGCGCGATGCTGCACGGGGCCACGGCGCAAATCTGGCCGGACGGCATCGGTGGATTTAGCGACGAATCAAAGCAGGCAATCACAGAAGTGCGCGATGCGGCAAACGCCTATCTCGCTGATGCGCGTGGAGTTGTTCCTGCGCGGCCTGCTGGAGCGCACCCATGAGCCCGGATCGCGCGCGCTGGCACTGGTTGTTCCACCAGTGGGATCGCTGGACAGACTTCGGTGTCTATGAAGTCCAGCATCGATTGCCGTCGATCAGCGATCCGGCGTATCTCGATCCAGAGACTGAGCCGAAGTTATGGGTGCGTGGCGCGGATCGTCTCGTGCAGGAGCGTGTCTGCGTCATCTGTGGTGCGAAAGACTATCGGCGGGTGACGCGATGAGCCACCAGACGAAGACTTTAGCGCGCGGTGACGTGTCGTGATGGCTTCATCGTCCGTGGCTACCGCATCGACCGACCGAGTTAGTTTCAGCGTCCGTTGAGAACGACGCATGAGCCCGAACTATCAGCAGTGGATTGCCGCCCATCAACCGACCGACCCGCGCGGAAAGTGTGTCGATACAACGAAAGCGATGGCTGAGGCGTTCCCAGAATTGCGTCGTGTGCGCGGTCACTATCTTTGCCCGTTTGACGGACGTCGGGCTCATTGGTGGCTCGTCACTCCAGAGGGGCGGATTATCGATCCAACGGTCGAGCAGTTCGCATCGTGTGGGATGGGCGACTACGAGGAATACGTTGGTCCCGAGCCGACCGGGCATTGTCTCAATTGTGGCGCGTTGCTCTATAGCTCAGAGGGGTTCTGCAACGCCGAGTGTGCGATGGAAACGGCCGAATATCTGGCGCGCGGTGGGAAAGTGTTCGTCAATGGCAAGCAAGTCGGAACGTAGCTCGTGGCGGTGCGATCGCGTGGACCGGACTTCGAGCGCGCCCCCGTCGGTCGGTAACGCGAGGCATGATTTGGATTTTCTGATCGTTGCATTCGTGCCTCCCCCTCCCCAGGAGCCGCCGACATGAGGAACACCGTGCTACAGTAGCGATGCAATAGGATGCCGTTCAAGAAAGGCGATCGCAAACTCGGTGGCCGATCGAAAGGCACGCCCAATCGGACGACGCGCGAATTACGGGATTGCTGGCATAAGTTCTTTGAATCGAGCGAGTACCAAGAGAATGCCAAGGCGCGCATGAGTGCGGGAAAGGCGCCCCATCTGGAGGCGTACCTGCTGCCGAAGATTTACGGGAAAGCGATTGAGCGGCATGAGGTCAGTGGCCCGGACGGCGGGCCGATTCCAGTGCATGACCACTTCGCGATCCCGCCAAAAGCTTAGGAAAAGGCAGCGATCGTCACCGTGCAGGATGAGCGTGTTGATTTCTACTGGAACCGGCCCCAATCGCACTTTCTGACCACGAACGCCGAGATTGACGGCCCGACCCTCTGGATTGACCACGAAGGGGCCGTGCGAGCCGGGAAGAGTACCCCGGCGGCTGCGAAGCTCGCCCGGTATGCCGTGCAGTATCCAGGAATCGCGATGGGGGCGGCGCGGTGGACGCAAGACGCCTTAGACGCCCAGGTCAAGCCGCTCTGGCGCGCGACGGCCCAAGCCCGGGGCTTGCATCTCGAATGGCACGGGGATGAGCAATACGACGAAGTGGTCGGCACGGGGAGCCGGATCTACCTCCGCGCGATGCACGCCGGTGAAGATAGCCAACGCTTCAGTAAGTTTGCCGGGTTGACACTTGCGATCCTCTGGATTGACCAACCCGAAGAAATCGGGAACAGCGATGAAGACGTGGTGTTGGCCTACCTGCCGGCCAGATTGAGCCAAGTCGGCTTTCCGCACGAGGCGTGGTTCACGCCCAATCCGGTCGGGAATGATCATTGGCTGGCGCGCTGGTTTCCGCTCGAGGATTTGCCGCCCCATCACCTCTACATTCACAGCAGCATTTACGACAATCGCCACATTTTAGGCGAAGCCTACATCGCGGATATGGAAGCCCGGCACCCGATCGGGACGGCGTTTCGCAAGCGGTTTATCGACGGCGATCGGGGGCTCGGGCTCGGCGGGAAGCCGGTGTACGCGGGCTATTTCAACCGCACGCTCCGCTTTGACCAGCAAGCCGTGCCGTGGCACGTCCGGCCCCAGGTGCTCTACGACCGGCGCTTTCCGATCTTCGAAGGCTGGGACTTTGGCTACACGCACCCCGCGGTGCTCTGGAGTCAGTTCGTCCAGGGGCAATGGCGGATCCTCGGGGAACTCATGGGGAGTAATCAGTCCCTCGATGAGCTCGCGGACATGGCGCTCACCTACCGGGCGCAATTGTTCCCAGAGGCGTTTCGGTTCGAGAGCGTCTGTGACCCCGCCGGGTTCGCCAAAAGCAGCCAGGGCAGCCCCCATACGGCCGTGGACGTGCTCCTGCAGAAAGGCGTGGCTGTCGCCGACTTCGAGACCGTGAAGGGCTACAACGCGCCGCAGACCGAGTACGGGGCGATTCAGAGCACGATGCGGCTGTTGCGGCAGACGATTGGGACGCAGCCGGCGCTGATCATCGATGAAGGGTGTGTGACGTTCGCGCTTGGGCTCGAGGCGGGCTACATCTGGTCGGATCGGCAATATGCTGGCACGTTGGGCAGCGTGAAGACCCCCGACAAGCGGCGAGACACCGAATACAACCATTTGCAGGATTGCTGGCTCTATACGCTCTTACGGTTTGGAGCAGCCTCGATGAGTTACGAACAGGCCCAGAAACTCCAGACGACGTTGGCACGGCAGCAACTCAAACAGGCGCAGCGGGACGCGGATCCGGCGGATCGTGCTAGACTGCGCCCATCGGCCCGGCGCGGCGGCTACTGAACGGGAGGGTCCATCCTTGGCCAATACGTGGAACGGGCCGGTGCGTCCGAGTGCGACGCGGAAGCGCAAAGGCCAGGACTGGATTGCCGGCGCGATCAAGAAGCCCGGCGCGCTCCATCGGGAGCTGGGCGTGCCACAAGGTCAAAAGATTCCCGCGAAGACACTCGCGACGGCCGCGAAGGCCCCCGGCCTCGAAGGGAAGCGCGCCCGACTCGCGAAGACGCTGAAAGGGTTCCACTGATGGCGTGGCCCAAGAAAAATCCCGCTATGCCGACGCCGGTGAGCGGGTTGTTCACGTCGCGCAAGCCCGGAGCGCCCGTGAAGACGCCGAT